AATCCAAAAAATCTTGTCGCGTTTATCAGCTTGTTCTTCCAACGCAAGTTTGTGTCTTTTTCTTGCCTGTGCTGTTTCGTGAACAACCATATCCCACAACCCCGGTTCCGCAGTGGGGCCACTTCTGCACAACGACCTTAGTTCCTCTAAGGCTTTCTTATGCGCCATACGTGCAGATGCGATGGCAAAACCCTCTTGCTCTGAAGAGCTAAGTCGGCTGAGTGGACCTTTATGTTTTCCACTTTCTGCTAGGTTTATCTCGGATTCAATCTCAGCAAGTTTTCCAAAGGCAGGCATAAGCTCATTAATATCTTTCCCCGCTTTGATAGCAGAGCTTATGCTTCCAGCCACTTTTGTAACCATGCCAGCTAGAGCCAAAACCTCGATCATGTTAACGCTCCATCAGGCGGTCAATTTTTTCCTCAATGCGGTCAAACTTTGTCATAATTTGATTTAAAACCTGCGAGCTATCTAGTTTAGTAACATACTCTTTTGCAATTTCTTCACGAGTCTTATTCAAAAGGATCCGAACACGCCCCAGTTCGTCATGCTGATTCTTGGCCCACCATATGATGAAACCAAAACCAGCCGTTAAACCAACATTCCAGAGCGAAGCCATCTCCATTTATTTAGCACTCCCAGTAGCCGCCGCCTTTTGTTGCAGCACCCATCCCGCGAGATGTACCGCGCTTTAAAGACATAGGAATCTTAGCTTCCGCAGTCTTGCCATAAGGAATACGTCCCTGCTTATCAATCTGAGCGTAAGGAACCGCCTTCGGTGATGGACCCGCAGGGGCCCCGTTTACTCTTACTTTAGCCATTCTATTGTCCTCTTTGCTGTTTTAACAACTCGCGCTGCATTGCACTCTCAATCCGTTTGTCCGTCTGACCCTCTTGGCTCGCAAGCCGCTGCTGGAACTGCTGACCACGCATCTGCTGGTTCTGAGAATCAAGCTGTAACTTCGCCTGATCTACCTGTGCATCCGCTTGCTCCGACTGAGCCTTGATCTCTAGTTCCTTCTCCTTCAACTGTATCAAAGGATCCGGGCCTTCGCCAGATATTTGTCCGGAAAGCTCTTTCGCCTGCTGCATACCCTGCGCAACTAACTGCGCAACCATGCCCTGATACTGCATCTCCATCTGAGCCGGATCACCACCTTGAGCCTGCGCCTGACCCATTTGAGCCATGGCCTGCTCCTCTGCCTGTATCTTAACATGCTCTAAAATATGCTTCTGTAACGATACAGCAATAGCAGGCATCTGACCCATCATAGGACTAGAACCAAATACTAAGTGAGCCATAATGTGCGACTGATGATCCTGACCCGTAAACGCATGTAAACGCATCTGGTCTAACACATTGATGTTCTCTTGAGCAGGATCCGTGGGCCGCGGCTCGTTGTCCGGTAGAGACTGCATTAATCTATCAACGTCGTTCACGCCCAGCGCTTCATACATATCACGGTAAACCTCGTGCATGTTATGTATCTCTGGAGCCTGTGTCGCTAACTGCAACTTAGTCTGAGCTAAAGCAATCCGCTGCGCCTGACTAAACACATTCGGATTAGAAACAGGAACCACGTCTACACGACCGTCAAAGTCTGACGCCATGACAGAAGCATCATCGCCCGCAACAGAATAAGGATACTCTTGAGGTAAACTTTCCGACATCACACGAGCAAGTATCTTAAACTCTACACGCATCGCATAATGTAAACGCTTGTGTACCGCGCTCATTACACGGGACCCTTGCTCCAACATAGCAATAGTAGTGCCAACCGCAGCACTCTGATCGCCGTCGCCAACCTTCATGTTCGTAATCGTGGCAAAACGCTGACCCGCATCTACAACAAAACCCAACAGATTAAATAACGTCTGATCCGGTCCCTTGAACGGTAAAGGCATTAAACTATCACGAATAGCACCCCCGGGAGCATCCACATCCCTAAATTCACCCGGCTGTAAAGGATCGTCGTCATCCCTGATCCGCAGTCCGCGGGCTTTGAATCCCGCTGGGAGATTAGATAATGTACCCGCATCAATCAACTGACGCAGGGAAGATGTTGCCGAACGAGCCAAACCACCGATTGTGTGGATTAAACCAAGCCCGTAAAAACCAAACCCCGGCAAAAACTTGTAATGCACAAAGTAACTGATCTTCTTTTTCTTTTCGTCATCTTCCTCATAGTTACGGCGGATCGACAGTATCTGGCCGTTATCCTGAGAAATAGTTACGATGTAAGGAACCTTAATACCCGTAGACTCACCGTCTTCGCCAATGTCCTCGTAACCATCTAAGTCCAGATCAACGTGGCACTCTAACAAAGTGCAGTCGTAATCAATCTGACTAGGCTCATAACCGTCAATCCGGTCAATCTCATCACGAATACCCGTAATCTCGCCCTGAGACGGAATAACGTCAATGTCAAGATATACACCAGAAACCTGCTTCTTACGCAGATCGTTCAAATCCATACGCACAACCTGCGTAATGTTAGGACATGTATCTAAATCAGAAGTATCGTAAGGAACCACAAGATTTTCAGCAGGTACAAACTTACTTATCGCACGGCCCAAGTTCTCATCGTAGTAAATCTTCTTAAAAGTAGAACCCGCTAACGGTAAATAAAACAACATCTGATCCATGTCAGGAGTGTAATCCTCCATGACATTCGTAATGTAGTAATTCATAAACTGCTTAACACGATGCGCCTGATCCTGCTTCTCTCGCGTGTCCTTGCCCAGAACAACAGTCCGAACAGGCCCGCTAGAAGGCAGTAACTCGTTAAACGCCTGCGCCTGAAACTGCGTAGCAGCCTCGGCCAGTAATGGATGCGTCACGCCACTCGCGCCGCGGAACGGGGTCGCCCGCTCCTCGTAATTAAAACCAAGAAGCTCTAAGCCATTCTTGTAAGTGTCTTCCCACTCTTGACGACTAGACTTGTTAGAATCAAACGCGCCAAGCAAATCAGACGCAATGCGGCCTAACTCACGGTCCGGCATCTCTTCCGCCAAGTTGGCGTAGAAGTTACCGTCTTCCCCGCGCATGTCACCCGGATCAAAGTCAACAGTAACGTTGCCGTCTTCGTCCTCCGTGATCTCAATCTCGGGAGCATCCGGATCAAGGTCCGCAGCCATTAAGTAAGGATCCGCGCCAGAATCAGGAAGTTCAATCTCTAATTCAGCCCGTAAATCATCTTCGTCCAACTGACTTGGAACGTTAGTATCCATTAATCCGCCAATAGCCATAAGGCCCTCCGTCAATAATATACACGCACCTTAGCAGAAACTTCTTCGTCTTGCCAATCATCTGTTGGTAATTGTACAAAATTACCCTGCCGATAGCGCATTAATGCCTGTGTCATGCTGTCAACCAAGTCGTCATGCTCCCCATTTGGAAACGCAGCGACCTCCTCAATCAACTCATCTGCCCACACTTTGTCAGGGACCCAAACCATGCCAGCCTCAAACATAGGACTTACAGCATGCACCCGGCTGATCTTGTCATTACCACGACTAGGCGTGAAGTTAACTACAGGTATACCCACACTTCTAAGCTCCTGAGTCAACGGTAAACCACTCGCCTTCGCCTCAATAATTACCGTGTCAGGGTCCCAAAACTTGTATTCCTCAAAAGCTATAGCTTTCAATTCTGGAAAATCCCATCGCCCCTTTTTACTGTCTAACAAAATTAAATTAGGTCCGCCTTGTCCCTCGTTAGGATAAAACACCCCCCACGTTGTAATAGCAGAAAAATCCGCACTCTCACGCTTACTAAACGCAGTATCGTAACTCTGAATCACAAACTCTAACTGAGGAACAGTCTCACGCTCCCACTTCTGCCACCACTCGCGAGGAATAATAGCATTCTCCTCACCAGTAGGATTCTGCTGATACTGAGCATTCCACTTGCTCAAAGGTATAGATGCGCGGACCGCAGTCAAATCCTCCAAACTCCAAAACTCCGGCCAACACGGCGTCTCATCGTCAAAAATAGCAGGTAACTCAACAACCTCCCACTGATCCGCTAACGGATCCTTCGCCATCGCTCGCAATAACTGACCCGTCATGTCCTTCTCTGACCACCGAGTCTGTACCAAAACTATCGAACCACCCGGCTGTAAACGCTGACGAGGACCACCAGTGTACCAATCCCAAGCATCATCAAAACCATGCGCACTCATCGCAGTCTGCTCCGAATGAGGGTCGTCAATGATAATTAAATCTCCACCACGACCCGCTAAGTTCGAACCAACACCAACAGCATAATACATTCCACCAGCACTCGTGTCCCACCGACCACTCGCCTTGCTATCCGCCGCTAACTTAACGTCAGGAAATACATCACGGTACACATCAGCGTCCAAAAGGTTCTTAGTCTTACGACCAAAGTTAACCGCTAACTCAGTCGTGTGCGTCGCCTGTATGATCTTCATTCGCGGATCGCGGCCCATCATCCACGCAGGGAACAAAAAGGATGCAAACTCACTCTTCGTGTGCCGCGGAGCCATGTTGATAATCAAACGCTTTAGTTCGCCGCTCGCGACGCGTTCAAGCTTGTCAGCAATTATTTTATGATGTCTTCCAGCGATAAACTCAGGCCACATAGTTTTTACAAAATCTAAAAAGTTTTCCTGACAACCTTCGTTCTTGGCTATCTGTGCGAGCCTCAATTCAAGCTTCAAAGCTTTCTCTTGCTGTGCCGGATTTAGGCTAACATTCATCGGGGGACCCTAACTGTTTATGGGATTATATGCCGCTTTATAAGATAGTTATAGTCCAAATAAAATTTTATGTAAATATTTGAGAGAAACATGGCTAAAGCCCCCGCCCGGTGAGAACGTGGTCGGCGGGTCGTGGATCGCTGTTTTAAGTATTAAATACACGTTTATTGACCCGATATGCAGGGGCCCCGACCCGTTTTTGTGCAGCCAGTTCGCGGTTCTTGCGCCATCGATGGCGGCCAACGTTGCGCGGCTCGCGGTTCTGGCTGGGCGATTTGCGGCTAGCTGGGCGCGGTTCACGGATCTTGCGGGCATCGGCGATCAATCCCCAGCTGGTGGGTTTCGGATCCCGTAGGTTTGAGCCAAGAGCAAGGGGCGCGGCCCGCCTTGTTTAACTAATTAACGACGGACATAAAAAAGGCCCACCCGAAGGCATGCCAATCTTATTGTTTAGGGCTGGGTTAGTTTTATAAGACTGCCAACCTTTCACCTTTAAACAGCTGAGACGTTGCCAACTGGTGCTTGTCACGCATTTTAACGGCTTCCAGATAAGTTAAATAAGCATGGCTGCCAAACCGCCAACGCGGTTCAACTAATCGCTGGGACAGTTCGGAAATGTTTAAGGTGCGATTACTTCCCATAAACTTAATGACTGATTTGTGAGTTTTCACGATCCAACCCTTTCTAAGTTAGCGTTTAGCTTTTCCAGTTCGATCAACTCAGCTGTTAGCTCTTGGGCTTTGATCAACTCAGCTGTTAGCTCTTGAGCTTCGATCAACTCAGCTGTTAGCTCTTGAGCTTTGATATATGCAATGTCCGCCATTTCATCGCGTCCACACATTTTCATCATCCCCATGAACTGGAGTTGAAACTGGATTTGTTCGGCTATGGTTTTATTTGCCATATCAAACGTCCATCTTGAAAGTTGCGCCGCGCAGTATATCGCGGATCAAATCTTTTGTTTCATCCTCACTGTGGGGTTCCAAATCAAGATTGCTGGTATGATCGTTGATGTCAAAATCTTCCAAGGCCATGCTTGCAATCTCATCGTTATAATTATGGATGTCGAAATGTTCTTCCAACAAATGCTCAAAGCTAACTTCTAGAGTTCTCTCAATCTCATCTCGAACAATGTCCTTTATTGGTAGTTCTAAAGTTTCCAACATTACATTTTGAAAACGATTGGCGCGGGCAATAATATCTTGCGCTTCAGCAAGATTTGCCTTGGCTGTTTCAAGCTCTTTTAAAACGTCGGAAAAATCACCATTTTGAGTTGCGACGGTAGCGAGTAAGTTTCTGTTTAGATCGTTCATTTTTACATTCTCCAAATGTAGTTATCGGACGGAAGCCGCCCATACGGGTTTTCTC